CGATTGTATCCCATTAGGTGAGTTTACTAATTACAATATATACGTCAAAAGCATTCCAGTCAGTAGCACCCGCACCACTAATTGGATCAGCGTAAATAGCTAACTTGTCTGTAGATACATCGCTTACTGTTCTTATATATTTTTGAGAAAATGAATGAGTTGATGTAGTAGCTATAAAATTTGTATTATGACCATCTCCATCTAATAAATTTGTAGTTGAAGAGGTAGATGAGGTAAGATGAATTTGATAATAATCACCACTCGTACTATCACTATCTGTAAAATTACCTGATATATCTATAAGATAAGTACCTGTTGAGGCAAAAGTAATATCTCCTGCACTAAAACTAACAATGCTATCTGGATCAGAAACTTCAGACATATTTTTAAAGTAATAGTTAGCCCCATCTCTGGCTCCTCCAGAATCGGATTTAATAATAGCTTGTGATGTAGTAGCAGCAGTAACAGCAGTAGTAACAAATTCTGTTGTAGCTACTCTAGTTGTATTGTTACCGGCTGACTGAGTAGTGGTCGTAGGGTTACCACCTAGGGCAACATCATCGGATATATCAACAACACCTGCATTAGTCATGGTAGCGTCACCACTAAGAGCAGCGGCTGTAAAGCCAGTGCCGTTACCAATTAGTATCTGCGTATTTGCAACGGCCTTAGCGGATATATCACCCTCTGCATTAGTGTCATTTACCAATACAGTATTAGCGGCAACGTGCTGCATCTTTTCAAAAGTAACGCCAGTCGTTGTGCTTGAGCTGGTAGCTAGTTGGGTGGTACCTATACCTCCATTTTTTACAATAATTTTCTTTGGAGAAGAACTATCGAGGGCTGTCGTGCTGTCATCTACGGCTCCTGCCGCAAATGTTGCACTATCAACTAGGGCGTTGAGATTAGCTGCCGTGACCTGATCGCCCGTTGAAAAGGTTGTTCCTTTTGATAAAATTGACATTATTCTGCTTTATTAGTTGAACGGAAGGATATGGCTCCATCGGCTTCGATGGCCCTAATCTTTGGTCTTCCGAGTGTATTGTTAAGTGTAAACTGTATTCCGTAACCTCGACGGTTACCTATTCTACCACGGATGGACACATCCTCAGCCTCAGCCAAAGTGGATCCAACAAAATCACTAAGTTTGCCTAAATTAAGATTTGCGTCTGGGTTCTCAGTCTCAGCGGATATATCAAAGTCAGACACCGTAGATGCGCCAGATTCAAGGTGCATTTCAAACTGCTTCCAGTTCTTTCGCTCTAGGCTCTGAAACGTGTATTGACGAGTAGTCAGTGAACCCGGAATATTAATTGTCTTTTCTGCTCCACCAATCTGAGTAATTACTCTGTCAACTCCATCAACCCGTTCGTCTAGTTTCTGCACCCCGCCTATGTCATTGACTGCGTACACACCACGCTCTGCGCCTTCGCCAACAACCAATAAATTAGAAATATGGAAGTCCGCATCAGATACCTGGTCAATGCTTTCCCACTGCTTGTTGAGGAAGTTGTAAATTATTATGGCGTTGTTCTTAGTTGAAGTATCTAAAGGAACAGCTAAGAAGTATCTGTTATCAAAGTAAACGCCTACGGACTTGTCCCGATGCGCCTTGTTTATCCTTTGAATAGTCACGTTGATTGGCTCACTTAGGGGAGTCTCAGTGCCACGAAGGTTGTATTCGTCAAAGAACTGAGTGCTATAAACACCGTTGTCAGAAAGAAATATTACTTGGTTACCAACCTGTACAATGGACTGACGAGCCACGCAGCCAACCTCGTTAGTCAGAAGTTTAGTGCTAGCTGCTTCCAAGGATGTTGTGTTAGTAATTAAGTGAATACTGTTGCGATTGAACACCATTAGGTTGTCTTCCGAGAAAGAGTGCAGACCTACATTAAAGTCAGCCTCACCAGCATTGAACCGGTATTGAGCAAAGATTTGATCATAGGTGTCAGTGTCCAGGATGTCAGATGCTATAACTTCATCGAGTATGCCCCTCGCAGTAAATGAGTCCGCTGACGCATCAACGCTGAACTGGAATGGCATGACTAATCTGCGCTGATGATAGACCGCATAAGGTGGTGCTGGCATGTGAGTAAAGCCCAAGCCAACAGATACTTTCTTAATGAAGTGAACGTCAGTCTGATTTGAAACATCGTCAGTATTAACAAAAAATTTAAATTCAGAAGAACTAGCCTCGGAGACAGTAAAAGCGGTTCCCTTGGTCAGTGTGCTACCACCAGCAGTAATTAAATTTACTGTGTCCCCAGCCGATAGGGTATTAGAGACTGTAACGGTAGCCACTCCATTTGTTATTGTAAAACCAGTAGCTGCTAGATTTACTGGCTGAGTATAAGTACCGCTAGCTACTTTTGTAAAGGCAGGTGTCCCGCTAAACGAACCATTCCACTCTAAAGCAGTCGTGCCTTCACGAAATATAAATACCTTATTAAATGCCTGTAGCATGGATGCTGTAGCCGAAACAGTTACTCCCGACGGATAAGCAATATCTGTAGTTGCTCCAGTAGACGTATTAACTGCTACTGCTTTTATGTTAGAAGCAAAGATAATATACTGACTAGCTGATGCGTTAGGATCTGAGAAGGCACAGGATCCATAGATGGCATTTACAGCCCCCTCATTGAGTATTCCAAACTTAACGGTTGCAGTCCCGCTAGCCGTTCCGCTGTATGTTTGGTCAGATATTGTAATCTGCGTGCTACTGTCCTTTGTAAATGCTCGATCACCATTTACCGCAGGGGTGAGTCCAGACACACCTGACACATTAACAGTTCCAGAGCTAGGAAAGTTTGTAGCGGTAACACCTGTCAGAACAACGGCTCCACCAGTCTGCGTAGCTGTTACAGATGTATCATCAGCCACTAGAGTAAACGGAAGGGTAAGAGCAGATGCACCAGTTGACAGAGGGTTAGATATCAAATCAATACCTTTTCTAACCTGTGCTTCGCCCCTGCGGTCAGTCCGTAGGTTCTGTGCATCAGCAAGTATACCGACTGGTAACTGATCAGGTCTTAGCCGATTATTGAAACCAAGAAAACCAACATCTCCATCCTTGGCAATGCGGTCATCTAGTCCTGAATATGTCCGGTACTCAGGCATTGATTAACATTTCCAACGCTTCAAGGCTAATGCCTTTCGTGTTGGTCTACCTTTCTTGTCCTTCATTGGACCTTTTACGCCAGCCATCCTAGCACAGAATGATTTCTTACGAGCAAGTCTTTTACCTGTCGGATTCTTCTCAGTAACAGGGGGCTTGAGGTTAGCACCTGTCTTGCGCTTGAAGTAGGCGCGACCAGCGGCAGTCAGTCCTCCCTTTTTACTTTTGTGTTCCTTTCTCATTAGCTTCTGACTCTTGCTCTAGGTGTGTTGGCTACAACTGTCTTTCCTCTGGCTCCTGCTGACTTCTTTTTACGCGCAGTTGCTGCTCTCTCCGCTTTCGTGAGGCTGAGAGCCTTTCTTTTAGGCAAGCAACGGTCAGGGTTTTTCTTATCCTTCGACGTTCCGCAAGGGCCTTTAATCGATCCATCCGTTCCTATCCTTACCCAGTTCTGCTTGAGCCATTCTTTTAGTTGAGCCATTATGATTTTTTGATGCTGTTAATATAGGTTCTATACACTCTAGCAGGTCCAGTCTTCTTCATTACCTTTGCCCGTTGTTCCATTGCTATTGCTGCCTGTATCTTATGTGCGTGAGTTCTGCCTGATCTTTTTATTTTATTTATGCTAGATTTAGCTGTCTTTACATCTTTGAATCCTAAACCCTTGATTGTGCCTTTTGGATTTTCATCCGTATACAAATCAGAATGCTTAGACTTAGGTCTAATGGTTCCGTCTGGTCTTTTTCTAGGGATTCTTTTAGATGCCATTATTTTAAAAGAAACCCTTGTTCATTTATATTGCCGTGTATTTGTTTAGAATAAGTATCAGCTTCTTTCTGTGTTTTAAATTTTGGATAATTTTTTAGACCCATTTGTCTAGCCTTTGCTACAGCTTCATCGTTTGTGAGTTGTTTACCATCTACCATTGTCGGAATAACAAAATGCATTTCTTTGTCTCCTTCACCAAAAGAAAATGTGGCAAGTTTAACATTACTACGAGTTCCATCTTTATTTGTAACAAAAGGATGTTTAGTAGGAAAAATGCGAAAACTAGGTTTTTTATGCTCCATTATCTACCCTTTCGTCTACCGCCCTTAGCCTTTTTAGCGTAGTTAGGGTCCTTGCAATACTTGGACGCAGCAAGGTTGGCGTAAGCGGACGGATACGTGTCAAACGTCCGTCTCGCCCAAGCCTTACCTTCAGGGCATATCTTACCTCCGCTTTTTGCCTTTTTCTTTGCCATTGTTTACAATAGATTTAAGAAGCTTGGCTTGCCCGGCGTGAGCCTTAGAAGCCTTCTCAAGCTTTCTTGCGACGGTTAGTATTTTTCTGTGCATTTCTACTCCTTAATGCTTTGAAGTCAGCCCCAGTAATTTTATCACGAGGAGGTGCAACCCTAGCTATCTTCTTCTGTTTTGGACTGTATTTGCTAAATGGCATTACTTCTTCTTCTTAACCATTTTTTTGACTGTCTTCTTTTTTGCGGGCATCTTCTTTTTCATACCCTTCCTTGTTCCGTAGTGACCTGGCATTGTATTATCTCCTTGTTTATTTGATTATTGATTTGACCCAAGCTACGAGCTTGGATGCGATTGATTTTACCTTACAGATAAATTTGTCTTTAGTTTTGCAGATACAGCACTTCATAATTATTTAATAAGTTGTCTTTTAAAGGCTTCTGCGGCTCTTAGCTCTCGTGCTACGCGAGTATCTCTTTGTGTTGGAGTTTCTCCTAGTTTACGATCAAGTTTATAAACAGAACGCATTTCTTGCCTTTTCATACGATCTAGCGAGGCCTGTTCAAAAGCTGATAGTTCTTTCTTTTTATTCATAATTATTTCTTTCTTTTATTGTGAAAATCGAAAAGGACTTTTACCTTTTCTGTAAGAGCTTCGATATTGTAGTGCATCCTAGCCAGCACAATGATAAGTGTAATGATACCGATACCGATAGGCCAGAGGGATGATATGATTTGTAAAATTTCATTCATTTAATCGTTGAGGAGCCGAAGTAGAATCCAACAATGGCTAGAACTGTTTGACGAACCTCTGGTAGTATAAGGTAACCGTTTAGGGTCTCGTATTTGATTCCCTTGAATAGACCAAAGAAGTGCGATGTCTCCTGTCCTACAGTAACTCCCTCTGGGCTGTGAGCCAACAAGAATGGGGCCACAACGACCGCAAACAGGACAGTGCATACGATGACTCTCCTGACCCACTCACCGCCCCTTGAGGCGGCTTTCTGGTGACTCTCGTCAGCGGCTGCTTGTTTCTTGATCATAGCGTCAACGGTGCTTTGCTGGTTGGAAACTAACTGTCCAATCAGTTTAAATATAAAACCAGAGGCTCCACCTCCGAGCATTGCTATGAGTTCTGTTGTCATTTAAGTTCTTTGATTAATTTATAAATAGATAGTCCCAAGAAGA